TGTCGTTCTGGAGTGCCTGTGATTAACTGATTGCCTGTTAGTCCTGAGTTATTGACTGCATCTACGATAGCCTGCTGCAATTCCTGCTGAGAAATAACTGTGCCTTGAACGGTTACATCTACCACAGTCGTTGTACCACCACCGCCACCACCGCCACCCGCTACGACAGGCGGTAAGCTGCCGATTGTTCCTGTGATGCCCATAGAAGCTGCTGCCTGTGCAGCATAACGCGCACCCGACAAAGCCTGAGCAAATGATGCTCCGCCAAGTAATCCCATCGCCAATGAGTTTTGAGCAATGCTATTTGTTAATTCAATAGACTGACCATTGATTTCAATTAAAGCGCGTTGAACTCCATCTAGTCCGATTTCCCATGATACGAAAGGATTGCCGGCATCCATTGCATAAGTTTCTTCCAAGATAGTTTTTAGGCCTTCTACCTTGCCTTGAACCTGATTCAACATCTTTGTGTACTTCTCAATGTCCTCGATGTTTTCTTCTTGAATAGCCTTGAGCAACATCAAGCGGATTCTTTCTTCCTCGCTGATCTTGCCCTTTAGAGCTGCTTCAATCTGGATTTTCTGGATGTCAAAGATTGCCTTGGCTTTGTTTATCTTTAGTAAATCCTGCTGGGATTTTAAAGACTTCTTTTGCATTGCTAGTAATTCTGCTGCGCGCTTTTTCGCTGCTGCCTCTGCAGCTTTTCTAGCTGCCTCTGCCTTGACATCGCTGTCAGTAGAACCTGAAATAGTCATTGGTGTTGTAAATGGTCTAGCCTTATTCGCATTTGCTTTACCAAGTTCATTTAATAACTTGATTGCAGTATATGCTTGATTTGTGTTAAGGACTAGCTCCATAATTTTGCTTAGCCCGGGAATGTTACTGATTTGTCTAGATGCAGTAGTTATGTAACCAATCATCACACCAATACCGCGAATGGTATCTGCCGTGTATGTTGCAACACTTTCCATCTGTGTTGCTAAATTACTTACTGTGTTGTCAGCGGTTAAAGAACCAAGCGCATCCACTAAACCTTTACCGATAATCTCTTGAGCATTGCCAGCTGCAACACCTAATAGCTCCATTTTGCCGGCATAGGTAGTTAAGCGTGTTGCATTTTGTCCAGAGAATTGATCATTCAATTTTTCTTGAATCTTGTTAAATCCAGCGGTCTGCAATTCTGCTTTTGTGAGCCCTAAATTGTATTTGGTTAATCCCTTGGTTTGTCCTAGGTAGGCAAGGCTCAAATCTTTAGAAACTTGAACCGCATCAATACCACTACCCGCAGATACATCTAAAGCAAGTTTAAGCAATTCCTGTGATTTAGCCACTGATCCAGTAGTCTGCAAAAGACTTTGAAAGGCTGGTCGTAAAACATCATCAGCTACGCCTGCTGTTTTTTCAAGGTCAGCAATAAAAGTTTTAATTCTTGCATCTTCAAAACCAAGGCCTAGGTTTTCTACTGCCTTTGTTAATCTAGCGGCTGCCTTTTCATCTTCTGCAAAAGCCTTCATCGATGCTTTACCAAAAGCAAGAATCTGCTGACCACTAAAAGCTAAGCCTAAAGCCCCAGCAAGTTTTTTTACATTCTTGCTCATTTTGTCTGTTGCTGTTTCGGCTTGCTTAAAGCCTTTCTTGCCAGTGAACTCCGCGGCAATATCAATAACTATATTTGACATGAGTTACACCTTTGCTCTTGCATTAAGTTTATCTGCCGAATCTTTGATGGCTTTGAGTACTGCATCTCTGGCTTTGCCATTGTTTTCTTCATAGGCACGAAACAAAGCACGACCTTGCATCTTGCCGTTACCCTTCATCGATGCGCCATATTTACCATTTTGATTCTGTACAAAAGGACTTGATGGAGTCTTACGCCCCATCGTCTCGTAAATAGCTCCAGCTGCAGTCTTATTGAATACACGAGCTAATGATCTAAAGCCTCTGCGATTAGGCTTAGACGGAGAAGTTTTATAGCCAATCCCGCCTTTAACAATTCGAGCATTGTAAGAAGGAAATCGCGCTTCGGAGTTTTCTCTAGCAAGCCAACCACTGAGGACTTGTCCTTCATCTGGTAAATAACCTTTAGCAGCTTTTGTAATTGGCTTAAGAGCCCCAGTCATTTGTTTCTGAGTTTCTTTGGCAAGGTCCGGCGCAAAAGAACGCAAAGCTTTACGAAGATTAACCGCGCCCTTTACGCTTGCTGGCATCGCTGATCTCCTTTGCTTCATCTTTAAGACCTTGCAAGAGAGCCTCTAGCATGGTTCTATCTAAATCTAGTAACTGCTGTGGCGCAATCCCCAATCTAATGCTTAGCCTAGCAATTAGATAGGTGAACGGAAGATCGCGCTTTAAGACAAAGGGTCTGAGTCTAATACCTCAACACTCTTAAGTGTTTCGATAAAATCAATCCCGAAAGGCTTAACAGTTTCACCTGACCTGCGTGTTACTTCCCATGCCAACCAATAGACATCGCTTTGCTTTTCTTCATCGCGAAACGCCTTGTGAAAACCCTTTTTAGCGTATTGCTCGAATGAGTACTCCACTGCTGGAGTGATCTCGCCTTCTAATACGCTTCCATCTTGTCGAACTATCTTTAGCTTTGCCATGGTTTGCCCCTTTGTTAGTTTTTTAGAATGTGCCTGTTGTGGCTACTGCAACTGTTGAGTTAGCAGTAAATGTGATTGACTGTGTGGACATATCTCCAACAGCACCATTGATGTCTGTTGTGTTGTTCACTAGAAGTGACACTGTGTAGAGAGGGTTAGTAGCTGAAACTGCTGTTCCCTTTTCCTGTAGGAATACACATGTGACTGTTGTACCCCATGCAGCCTGCAATGTTGCTAGAACATTTGCTGATGCTGTGTCATTTAGGAAATCGATTGTTACAGATGATGCTTCCAAGCCCTTAACGAACTTGTGTGCTGAGTCACCCATTGCAGTAACTTCTAGCTCATCGAATGTGCGGTTAAGAGTAATTGCTGTTACATGGTCAGAAAGATCAACAGTGTTAATCTTCACGCCTACTTTATTGTTTAGAAATACAGCCATGAGATTATTCCTCGTCTTTCTTAGTAGTTACTGGCTTTGATGGTGCTACCTGCCCGATTTTGATCAGGAAGGCTTCGTTTTCTTTTTCCCACTCGGACATTTTAGCTCCAACTCGTAAGGATTGATACGGACATCTCGCAACTGAGCAGATCGCCTGATGCAGCGTTGAGAATACTAGGTGCGCTGATTGCGCTTACATTATAGGTCAAAGATGATGCTGCGAGCTTAGCAAACACACCGCAGACGATATCTTCAATGCCGTTTAGATTGCCTTCATTGTCAAACAATGGAACGGTCATAATAATCTTAAAGCTAGCCATTGGGCTAATGCCAATATGCTGATTGTTGCTTGGTGTTAGATACGGATCATCCGGTGACACAATGACAGAGTTAGCAAGGACTGTGGCAGGTGGGAAAGCAAAGGTTTGCCACTTAGCGTTATCGACCAGAGCGGTTGCTAATGTGGTTCTAAGAGTAGTGACGGCAACAGGCATCAGCCCACCATCGAACGCGGATCAAGTGCGTGAGCGATCAATCCTCGCACCTTAGCGAGAAGCTGTGCGCTCATTCGGTAAGGGCTTGGCTGGAAATCGACAGCGTTACTGCCTGAAAGGGTGGCTGTACGCGCTTGCCAGATTTCAACAGATATCATTAAAGCTGCATTCTGAACTGCTGTGTCTGTTGTCCAGTCTGTGTATGTTCTTGAAGCGACTGAGCCATAAGGAGCGATAGCGTGCTTAGGCTGCGCTGTTGTGTGATTCGTATTCATGCTGATTGAATAATCTCCAACGGCTGTAATAACTTTACTGCCATTGTAAGAGGATCCAGAATTTGAAATTGTTACTGTTTGACCTACATAAAAGATTTCTTTTACAGGATCGTTAAAGTAGAGAGTTCCCTGCCCAACAATATTCTCATGAGCTACTGTGAAGTAAGTAGGACTCCATAACATTGGAAGTAGGACTGCATCTGCTGCATCGCATACTTCCTGCAAGGTTGCATCTGGATACAAAGTACCGACTCCGAGAGTGCTACGGAGTTCTGCGACAGTTGTAAGTGCCATGTGCAATCCTTTCTAAAGACTCTGGGGAGTA